ACGGGTTCAACGGGTTCAACGGGTTCAACGGGTTCAACGGGTTCAACGGGTTCAACGGGTTCGCCTAGTTCGGGGATCGTAACGGCGGGCGCTTCCAAATCAATAAAGTAATCGCGGTATGCGGGTTCTTTTTCCATGAGTTCAAGCGCCTTCGCGTCGTCGCAATTGAAAGCACGGTATACTTTACCGTCCTCGTGTGAATTGATGGTAAGGTTTGGCTTCATAACGTAACGGACGTGTTTGCCTGTTACATATTCGTTCTCGTACCATTTCTTTGCGAACTGCCTGTCAAAACCGCACGATGCATCCAACTTTAAATTTGTCATTTGAATGCAAAGTGCCATTATCTGTCCTATATCTGTCAACATATTAATTTATTTAATCGGTTTAAAACTAAGTTGCGACTAAGCTGCCGCAACTTTTAATTTATCGTATGTTACTTTTGTAAGTCCCGCCAAAGTATCACCTAAAGATGCATCGGGGGTTTTCAATGTAATAGTAGTAACCCCGTCCGTAGCGCTGTCAGTTGCTAGGTCGCTTGCTTCCAATCCTGCCAACGCCCCCGCAAGGTAATACAATCCCGTAGTAGTCGATTTGAACGCCGCGCGGAAGTTTCCGCCTAACAATTGTTGACGAAGGACGGAAAAGCTAGCCGCGTCCACGGTATTGGTAGACATCAGTTTAATTACAATACTGTGTTCCTCCATGTTAGGCGCAATCTCGCTAGTTTTCAATGCGTCCGTGTACGAGATTGAATTACGTATCGAATTGACTGTAAAACCCTTCTCTCCCTTTTTCATCGTCACGGTGGCGGCGCCGTCAGCTATGGAAATTGTAGAAATGTCATCAGAGTTTAATAATACTAGCTCGTCCACATTTCCCACGCCCCCGATAACGGCGAAGTTCGCGCAATCGAAAAGTATGTCTTTATCTAATTTCTTTATACAAGCCATATTATTAAACTTTTACCGCCGCCGTACGAATTGAATCGTAGTGCGCCTTAGTTAATGTTAATCTCATTTCTCCCAAAACATTTTCGGGCGTTGCTAGCGTGATGGTGGTATAGCCCCCGTTTGCGTTCGCGTCCTCCGAAACTGCATTAGATTCCATTCCATAGGTTACGCCATAAGCCCGGTAAACGCCTGTTTCCTTCATCTTAGCAAGCGCGATGAAACGCCCGTTAAGAATCGTGTTAACGATTACGGCGGCATTCGCATCCTTATTGTACACGGTGAATATTACGGACTGTGTTAACGCCGTTGGGGCATTGTCGTTTGTCTTAAGTTCTTCCGTTGCGTTGATGGCTTTCTTAAGCCCTTCCACCAACACGCCCGTACCTGCTAAAGTGAGGGTTACAACACCCGCGTTTACTGCTGCGGTGGTGACATCCGAAGAATTTATAAGTATCATTTCTTCGATACCCGCCGCGCCGTTTTGGCAATTCGCTAGAATCGCCTTGTTTAATTTACTTATACATCCCATAATTACAGTAATTTAGCGGTTACAATAGTATTCCATGCGACAGCATCTAGTTTCATGCGAGATTCCCCGATAGCATCTTCCGGCGTCTTGATAGTTACGGTTGTGAACCCTCCGTTTGCGCTTGAATCAGTGTCTAATTGGGAAATCTCCAAACCGGAAACGACCCCTAATATCTGTTTATCAGCGTTCAGATCCGCGAACCTTACCGCCGCCATGAACGACCCCGATAACAGGGCTTTCAAAATTAGTGCATCAGTGCCGGACTTCTTATATAGGGTGAACGTTAAGGACTGATCTACGCCCGCCCTCACATCACCCGCCTTAAGAGCCTCAACCACTTTAACGCCAGCTTTATAACACTCGACGGGAACGGTTTTCGCCCCCGAAGTGAGTGTTATTGTATCCATCTTATCAGCGCCCGCGTTCAAAGTATATGCACTAACCTGTGACCGATTAATAAGGTACAATTCCGCAACGTTCACCGTACCGCCTTGACAGTCGTAGGATATTGCGTTATTTAGTTCTTTAATACATGCCATTTAGTTAGTATTTTAATGTTATTACTCGTTACGCTGTTGCGGCTACTGCAAGCTGCAAATAATCGGGCACTGCTAACATTGCGTCGGCTGCAAATACAGTGGTACTGTAATATTTACGGTCTTTTGCATCGCGAATGAACGGGGAGATAAACAGATTTGCGTCCTCTAGAACTAATTGGATATTGTCTTTCGGTGTGAACGCGATAATAGTTTGCGTTGTGAGGGTGTCATTCTTAGCGGACGCAGAAACGTGTTCCATCTCATTAATGCGGTAACCTTCCAAGAAATAAACGGGTCTGCCATCCTCAAGGATCATTTGCGCGGTTGTGTTGTCCTTGCTTTGCAGAAGGTTCTTGTATGCACGCATAATATTGCTAGTTACAAAGAACTCGCATTTGCTTCTGATATCGGAACGTTGATCGTCGATACAAGCCTTCATTTTTGCTAAAATGTCGTCAGTCTGCGCCGGGTTAACGGTTTTTATATTGATAGTAGACGCCTGCGCCTGCTTGATAATACCGCCGTTTTTAAATACTGTGTATTCGCCCGCTGCGTCGGGAGTCTTAAGCCCGTCCAACCATGAAAGACGCAACATATCAGCCGCCAATACGCGGAGGATCTCATTCTGCATGAACGCCGCTAATGTAGTTTGGTCGAAATCGTCGGACAAATGTACACCTTTCGCTACCATTTTACCCCAAAGGTCTTGCAGACACACAACGATAGGTAATTCTATTTGCGCATGGTCGTAATACTTCACGTTGTCGACCATTGAACTATACTTGTATCCACTGTCACAACCCGAAGAACGGCGCACCGCCTTGTCTGCTGCCCGGAATGTAACTACGGGCGTGCCCTTCTCGATACCGGACATAACGGTAATGTTACGTTGAAGCGCCTCATCCTCGTTAAGTGTCAAGGAAATAACATCGCTTAATGCATCAATGTTAAGTTTGTTTAAGTCTGTAAATGTAAAAGTCATAATATTATAATTTTAAATTGTTATTGATTTACCATTTCTTTCTGTTGGCTCTGAATGCTGCTTGAACGGCGGCACGGCTTAATTTCGTTGCGTCTTTCTTCACCTCGGTTTTTACCTCCGTTTTGCCTGCCGGGGGAACGGGTGTTTTTCTTCCCAATTGCGTGCGGATCGCTGCGAGTTCCGCGGTGTATTTCGCCATCTCGGTTTTTACTGCTGCGGCTACCGCTTTAGAAAGCTCCTCCGGTGTCGGGGTTTTCTTCTCTTCATCGTCCTTCTTTTCATCGTCTGCCATTTGGTCGTCGCCCTCCTGCTCTTCCCGTTTGGTTTCGTCCTCGACTTCTTTTACGTTGGAAATCTTTCCGTCAATGACTGATAAAATCATGTCCTCACCTTCTCCGATTGAAACGTAATAATCACCATCCGGTACGGGGTTTCCCTCCGCGTCGTGTACTTCGTCCCCTAGATCAGCGCTTTCCCCCTTTGCAATGATGGTAAGCACTTCCCCGTCCTTCGTTGTAACGGTCTCCGTTGCTAGCTCGGTCTTTTTAGCCGACAACAAAGATGCTAGCTTTGTAAAAAATTTACTCATTTCATTTTGATTAAAATTGTTATTAAATAAAGATGATGTTGCGGCGGGTAAACCTACCAAATCCGCGCTAAATAGTTCTGTAACCTGTATAACGTTCGCCGTTAGTGTCTCATCGTTGAATTCTTTAATGTCTAATTGATTTACTGAAACGCCCAAAAGTTCGGGTTCTTTCTCGATCATTGTCGCCATGAAAGTAAATTCGGACGGATACGCCTTTTCTAGGGCTTCGGACAAAATAAGGTCGGCGTATACCGCCGTGTCATCCGATTGGAAATTTTCAAAGTGCCCTATATACCCGTCCAACAAATCATTTCCGTTATGAGTCCGGCGCGCATGAATCGGGCGGGCGTTCCCTAGCTCTACCAAAGACGGGAAGCATTCGGCGGAAATGACTATTTTATAAGCTTTTCCGTCTTTCTCTAAGCTGTTGGCGGTTTCGCCCGCTTCGATTATCCTTAATTTCTCAAATTTTTTCATATCGCTACAAAATTAGTATTTTATTTAAAATGCGTGCGCCATGGCACGGACGATTTACACGCCCGCCGCCACTATCACGCTATTATACTGCTCGTTCTCCGCGTTAATGTCGGTAACGGCTACCTGTGGGTTCGGGATAGCCGCGACACTATCGTACATTATGGACGCTAATTTCATCAGACTATTGTCGGATAATGTCACGTCAGACGGGAAAGAAACGGATCCGTTTCCGGTTACTTGTATTTTACCGCCATTCGCGTAACGGTACACGCCGGAAGATCCAAACGAACGCCCGCCGTACTCCATATTAAGCGCACTAAGCGCATTAATCGCTCTGGAAGCCTTCCGATTAAGAATATACACGTTCTCGCCGCCTTCGGCTTCAAAACGTTGCCCATTGTCGCCTGTGAATGTAACACCGCCCTGTGAATGGGAAGCTCCGTAGATCTGTCCGCCCTTCGCGAATTTTCTCGTGTTGGTTGATATCTTCGTGTCCGGTTCTTTCGTCTTAACGATACTCATCACCTGTTTGAGTCCGGCGGCTATGACTATTGCAGCCTGCGCGATACCCCAAAAACCGCCGTCCGCTATTGCTTTAGACGCGCCCAAATATGTATTAATCGTAGCTTGTGCTACGGCAAAAGCCTTTCCCGCCGCCGATTCCTGCCCTAACAGGTTAACCAATTGGCTAGCCGTTTGGGATGCCATGTTTAATTGCGCATTGTAGTACTCCTTTTTCCGTTCCTCTTTTAGAATGTCGTACCGTTGTTCAATCGCCGCCGTGTCCGCGCCTATGGCTTCGGCGTTCGCGATCTCCGCCGCTTTCTGCGCGTCTAGTCTCGCTAATTGTGCCTCAAGGTCGTTAGCGGCTAGCGCATCGTTTAACATGCGCTGATTCTCCAGGTCTAGGGCTTTACGGTTCTTCTCCTTCTCGGCACGCGCGGCGTTGTCGTCCGCTACCATTTGCGCAAACTCTAGGTTGATGGCTCGTACATTATTGTTGTATTCCTGCTCGCCTATAAGGTTCTGCTCGCGGCGGTACTTCTCCATTGCCAACCGTTCGTCAATAACGCGTTTCTGTTCCTCTAGTGTCGCTTGTCCGCCCGCTACTTCTTTCTCGGCTATGTCTAGTTGCAGGGCTGTTACGGCTTCCCCGTATTGCTTCAAAATTAGATCCTGTTGGGCTTTCCGTTCGTCCGCCGCTTTCTTCTCCGCGTCTGCTATTGCCTTTATCCTGTCCTCTTCCGCCTTCTTCTTTGCGTCTGCCGCCGCTTTGGCTGCTGCCGCCCGTTTGGCGTTTTCTTGGTTCTCGATACCCGATATCTGCCCGATAATTTCCTTTTCCTGCGTGGCATACTTCGCCTTTGCCTCATCAAGTGCCGCTAGCGCTTCTTGTTCCTTCCGGGCATCCTCGGCGCTTGTATATGATAAAGAGTTTTGCGCGGCTATTTGCTTGTACTTCGCTTCTAATATATCGAGTTCAGACTTTTTAATTTCCTGTAACTTCGCCTGCGCTGCTTGTAACGCATCCTGCCGTTCCTTAGCGGACTTCGTTTGATCCGCCGCGATGTTCTTTAGTTCTTCCATCTCGCGGCGCATTTTCGCCATCGGGACGAGCGCGTCCGTTTCCGCTTGATAAATGCGCTGCGTCTCCTTCTCTAGTTGTGCGGCGGCGGTGGCTGCTTTCTTCGTTTCCTCGGATATTAGCCCTAGATTGTCCAATAGCCAAACAACGCCCTTAGATATGTTTTCTAGAACCCATGCCACGCCCTTGAACAATCCTGTTATCCAATCTAACAGCCTTTCAAATATCACCTTGAACGGGGCAAAAGCCGCTTTCAGTGACGTGGATAGCTCGGTATTGCGGTTCATCAACTTTTCAATGGTAGACATAAGGAGAAGAATAACCGACACGACCAACATAATAGGGTTCGCTTTTAACGCGGCGTTGAACGCCTGTACCCCGCCGATACTTGACTTAAGCCCGCCTACCATTGCGCCCGTAGCGCCTGTCAGTCCGTTTGTCTGCAAGATACCCTCTTTCACACCTTCGGCGTAGTTACCCACGTTCCGGCGGTTATCCCCGATAGAACTTTCTAGGGTCTTTAACTTATCTGATAGGGCTTTAGTGGACTCCGAAAGGTTTATGCCCGCTTCACTCGTAGTCCGCTCGGCTTCTGACATCTTGTTCAGTTCCGCCGTGTTCAGAGCCAATTGCGCACGCAGTGCATTAACGCTCGTAGCCTGCGAATCTAACAGAGTCTTTGTGCTCTTTACTTCCGCGTTGTTCTGCTGCTGTGCCTTCGTTGTGTCTAACAGCGCCTTTTGAATTTCTATTTGCGCCCGTTGGGACTTCTTCGCCGCCGCTTCGTACTTTTCTTGTGATATGAGACCGTCCGCATAATTCTGATTAAGGGTTTGCATCGCCTTCTGTTCCGTGGCGTATGCGGTCTGTAAGTCCTTCTTCGTCTTTGCAAGTGCTATGCTCTTCGCAATTAAGGCGTCTAGTCCTTTCTCGGCTTCACTCGTGCCGAAATTGAGATCTAATAATGTAACTTGGTCTGCCATATTTAAGCTATTTTTAATTTGTACAAAGTCAGTTTACAATCCCCTTTCGATACGTCGTACTCGTTTAACGCTTTCAGATAGAAGTAACCGCCCAACTGCGAAAAGTAATACGCCCTGTCTAACCGAAGGTTCTGAATATCGGGGAATCTTAAGTTAGCCTTAATCTTCACCTGGACACGGGGAGAAAACAGATCAAAGTGCCTGTTAATATACCTGTAATAAGTATTACGCAGCGATGCTGTGTATCGTGTCGAAGATGTGCCACCGTTGAACACGTCAGCGAACGCAACGCGCGGGTACTGAAACATTCCGCTCGACGGGTAATACGGGATACCACTTTTGAACGCCTCTTTTACAGGTTGCAGTGTACCCGCCCCGCCCGTATAACTGAAAACCCTATCAGACAATGAGCATATGTATTGATCGGCGAACTCGTCCGGTATTTCTACGCCGTCCAATCCGGCGAACTTGTCCGACCAATCTATTATATAATCGGCTTTATCGCTCTTGTTGTCCCTTATACTAGGGTGTATTATCGGCTCGATAGCCAACACGCCATCACGGTATATCCTTCGCCATTGGAAGGCGGTGCAAAAGTCGTCTATTATTTTCTTCGCGTCGTGGTACGGGAAGTCTATTAACGCGCCCTGAACGACGTTAAATTGCGGCTGCATCGAAGCGTCATATATGCATTGCCCCTCACCCGTTTGGAACACCTCGTTAGGCGCGTAACCGTCGGGAAATTTGAAATAGTCATTACGCGTTACCCCTCCGATAGTGGCAACCAATTCTAAATATTTGTCTACCTTCGGGTATACGGTTAGATCGAAGTTTGTAGGCGTGTTATAGATCCATACGTTAGGCGTTATGCTTCCATAATATGACATAGCGCGCCCTAAATGGGAAGAGTTCCCCCTAATAGTTATAGTAGGTTTGGTTATGTTGGGATCAGCCCCTAAATATTGCACTATCATGTAAAACTGCGTATCCTCGCCCGAACGTATGCGGAATCCGGCGGGCGCTCCTCCTGCCCTGTTCGGGAATTCGTCCGACATTAGATACTTCATTGCGTCGTCCATAACTAGTTCGGCAACGGGCGCATATATGTACCCCCCGCGACCCTTAGCCGACTCCTTCGGTATAAGTTGTACATTCCCGTTAGCTACATTTACCTGCCATGACAGCGAACCTGTATTAAGGATAATAGAAGGGCGTAGAACATCGGAATTTGCCGGGGAGACTCCCGTGTTATATACGGGTCGGCATAGCGGAAGATCGTATTGCGGGAAGTTGAAATAATCCCTAATAAGATTCGCTACGTCTATGGCGCGGCGCGATCTCCCCTCATCATCTACTGACGCAGATTTTAGCGGTTTGCTTATCGGTCTCGATACGTCCGCCCATTTTTCAGTATCCTCTATAAGGTTAATAGAATACTCCTCGGGTGTGGCAGACACGCGGGCGTAGAATTTTACGGGCTTGTCCGATACCCAACCGTAATACGAAAACGGTACTGTTCTTATCGTTAACTCCGCTTCATAAAACGCGCAATTGTGTAATGCCTTGTTCATCCCCTTAAACGTCGCATCATTTGCGGGCGTTCTCGGCGCTTTCAGTGTAGCGCTAAAGGCAACGCTATCCCCCGTAATCGTGACGGGGGATACGTTAGTAATTGACAGTTTAACGCTAGAATCTTCTAGACCTTCGATAATGTTTCCGTTAATCTTTAATTGCGTTATATTCATACAGGTTTAATTATGGTTGATTTACTAATACGGCGGCGGCTTTTTCCGTCCCGTTGACGGCGAAACGGATATACCCCCCGCGTAGGTTTCCGGTATTATTAACGTCCAAAGATACAATAATATCGTGACATCCCGCCGCACCGGACGTAGGAAATACATTCAACCATGAAACCGAAGGAGACGCCGACCAATCGCCTACGCTTACAATACGTATTACCGCTTTACGGGTAGCATCCGCCGATATATCTACGGGGTCTACCATAGCGTCGGGTACGCCCATCGGCGATTCTTGTATAAACCCCTTCAAAAGGCTATCACTGCTAGACTGTGACGTTATACGGAAAGACGCCATACGGGGGTAACTCGTGGGATTCTGCGCCGCCAACAGGCGGAAGATTTCCGCCGGATTAACCATTCCCATTCGCGGTAATATGTTTATAACCTCAGGGGAATAATTTTCGAGCTTCCACGGATGCGCCGCGTTCAGCTCGAAGATGTTGCCATATCTTTCCGCCGGAAGGATAATAGGCAGACCGGGCGTGAATACGAACGGGGTAGCCTTCCCACTCTGCGATATTATTATAGTCGCTACTCCCCCCGAATCTAAGCCCCCTATCTCGATAAATCCGATACGTTGTGCGGGCGGCGTTACTGCGTTGGCGATACATGCCACGCTCAACGTGAACGTACCTGCGTCGCCGCTTGAGGGGGCTATGCTACACCACGGGTCATTGTATGACATCTCCCACGGTTCGGACGCTACTAGTTGTACCGTCTTTATCTCGGCGCTTGATGGGAAACTTAGATTGTTCGGCGTCAGCGCTAAAGATTCGGGCACTAATCCCCCACTCTGCGTAACGGTGTGGGATGCGGACGCACCGCCGCCCAATTGACGAATGACAATAGTACCGCTACGTTGCCCCCCTGCATTCTCGGACGCCTTGAATATCACGTTTGTAGTTCCTATACCTATTTTCCCATCTTCGGGGAAAAAGGGTGTACACCAACTAGGGTATGACTCTATGCGGGCGCTAACGTTAGAAGTGATCTTATACATGAACGCCTGACTGACTTTAGATATGTTGGACGTTGCTACGCTCTGCGTAATTACTGCGGGCGCGGGTGCGGGCAAATCCGGCAGGCCTACTGTTACGTAGTTATCTTGCAGTGTTGTCGTGCGGAACTTCACCCGCTGACGGTAAACACGGTCGTTCCCGTTCCATCGTGCACCCGTATCGCCCACAACGTCTAGGCGGAACTCTTTTTGCATGTGTTGCATAATACCGTCAATGTTTATCATCGCTAAGATGTTTGAGGACGCCAACAACTGTTGGTATACGGTATATTTTTCTTTCGAGTATTCCAGGTTAACGGTTATTTCCGCCTGTTCCGTAGCACCTCCGCGACCTCTAAGGTATGTAAACTTATTGCTCCAAAAGAATGATTTGAACGCGTCCCAATACCACTGCCCGTTGTGCATGTTCCACCGGATACGCAGTGCGCACCATAAGGAGTCATCATTAACGGAATCATCCCAAAGACGATCCTCGTAGTTTACTTCATACGTCCCGCCGGGTTTAGGGTAATCCGATATCACTAGTTTTTTCACATTAGAGATATCTACCGTCTTTCCGCTCGTAATGGTAACGGGCATCGTGTCTCCGCCTTGATACCCCGTGACGGGCGTAGCTACGCACGGGTAGACCTTGTTAAGCTGTCCCAATACAAACAGATCCGACGATATCGAGGGGATTCTAGGCTTAGGCGGTTGCGGCAAGGCTTCTTCAACCCCTTGCATCTGCCCGAATGTCATATCAGCGTTAACCACGGGGATCTGAATCTTTGCACCATTGTATTGTGATTCTATCCTAATAGCGTAGGTATCTCCGTTAAATGATCTGCTACGGTCATATGTGGGAAACAGTACGCTAGTGTATGACAAGTCAACCGTTACGGGTGTGGCGGAATATGGGAGTATTAGTGTATGCTCTGCCTTTGGCGCGCCTTTTCCGGTAAGACGCCATAAATACAGGGTAACACCGTACCCCGCGTCCATCGTTATTTCAATCTCCATCGGTCTAGTAGACCATATGGGGAGCGCTCCGCCATACATTGTAGGTGTACCCGTCGAAGCTACTATTGTCTCATATGATACAGGAATATAAATCAGCATTATTTAATATTTAAAGTGTCAATAATCGCGTAACGTATTATAGTTACGATTTCGCTCTGCAATTTAAGAACCCTCGCGGGGTTCAGCACGTCAGACACAACGCCGCCGGGGTTGTGTTCGTTCGGGACTTTTATACCTTCTTCGCCTATCTTCTTCGCGATCGGGTACGCGGCTTCTAGCGGGATGTTAGCGCCCAACTTATTTTTAGCTATGATCCAATCACGGATGATCGCAACGGGCGGGCGTCTGCCTGCCACCCTTCCGCCTTCCATCGCCCCGACGTATCGCGGTGCGGTTATCTTGGCGTTGTTGCCGTTCATCTCTAGTTTAAGGTTCTCGGCGAAGTTGCCGGAAGCCTTCAACCCCTTTGCAATGTAGGATGCTTCTATATCATCCCGCAATTTGGTTAGCAACACTTCTATCTGAATAGTCGGGTTAACTGCCATATCTTAATTATCTGTTAATGTGAAAGTTATTTCCCATCCCGACTTTTGAGAGTCGTATATGTTTTCCCGTTTCACGATCCGTGACAGCGACACCCCGAACTCGCAAACAACCTCCTTAGAGATGGACTCTATAACGTTGAACGTCCGTTCTAGCACGTCCAATTCCGCCGCTAGATCCTTCATGTAGTGAGACGTTCCCAACACCTGTATCAGTACGTCAAGTCCTAAAGGATCGGCGGATACTTCACCGTACACCCGTGAACCGCCCGGCACGTCCCAAAAGATGAAATCCCCTGTGATAGCGTTCGCCTGGTGGTTGCGCACGTACTCGTCACCGAAATAGGCGGGAAGCCCCGCCCGGGCTGCCCACTTATCTACTGCTGTCATTACATCGCTAAAAGTCATATTGCGTCTTTACGTTGTTATCATATGTAGGCGCATCCTGCGAATCAATTACACGTTTGCCCGTCCACGTTTTATTAGGCGTAGATACGTAACCACCACATAGAGTTATGTCCCCGATCGTGCTTATCGAAGTGTTTATTACCGCATTATCTTTAATAGTAATCACACCCACACACGCACCTGATAAATTGCCCTTTGCTGTTATTGTAGCGTTATCTCTCATAATCAAAACAGAAGAGGCAGATCTAAGTTCCCCTAGCACCTTAGAATTGTCGTACATAAACACATTCAAGCCGGAAAGAGCCAGCGGAGCAATAGAGTTGTACGCGGCGTTACCCTCCATAACAAGGCTAGCAAACGTTTGTACAGTTTCGGAGGTCTTGGTGCACAACGTATTATCCTTCATATATGCGTAACCGTTCACATCCATTCCTGACATAACCGCGTTTCCGCCGAAATAGCCCGAACCATTGATTTTAGCGTCATAAAGCATAGCATTATCTTCTACCCGCACATTGCCCCGCATATATATGGAAGTTGACGAAGATTTTGAAACCTTACAGCCGTTGTACACTGTCATCGTCACACCTGCCAAATCTTCGGGTGTGATCGGAGCGTCCCCCGTTTTACGGAACTGTATAAATGCAAACAGGTACCGGGCGTACTCTGGTACTGAGGCTTCATTTTTCACAAAAACAGATGCAAATATAATTTTATTATTTGGGTCGACCGCCATAAATTTAGCTTCCAAACCTGCGGGAAGGTGCACAACTACGCCGTCGTGTCTGTTCAATCGTATACGTGTCGGGATGCTCACCCGTGTAGCGTCCGGGACAACCCCCGTAATAGCCTGCCCTGATAATATTGTATTGAACGTACCTTGAACTACACGCGGTTGAACGTTAAGAACCTGTTCTATCGGATGGCTAGGTGATTTGCTGCCAAACACGTTCGTACCTGCGAGCTCGAACAACCCATTGAAATACGCGTCCTTATAGATCGTAGTTCCGTAGGTTGCCGCTATCGCTTGATCGCCTATGCCTGAGTCTCTAATACTTTCGTAGGACTCAACCACTGCGCCGAAAGAAGCCTCCGTAGTCGAATACAAACGGTACATCCCCTCAATCTCCGAACTTACCAAGATATAGGCGTTTTTTCCCGATTTACCCAAATCCTCGCTAGCCAACGCAAAATCAATGTTCTTGTACGTGTTGGCGATCTGCGCGTGATGGTAGAACCTGCCGTCCGGGACATTACAGCCTTGAAAGATGAAGGGTATGTTAGCCGTTTGGGCTGCTTCCACCCCTGGAAAGACCGTAGGCGATACGGCGAAGTTATCGCAGTCCGTAGCCTGAATAATGTTATACGTGCTTATGCCTGCGTTTGTGGTTAACACGCCCGAAGCCGTTAGGTTCTTAACGTTGCTGTACGTCCCCGCTAGTGTAAGGTTTTCCGTTGTGCAGTCTAATACCGCGGTCGATCCGATTATCTGCCCCATCAATCTAATGGATCTATTTGCGGTCGCGTGGCCGTTTATAGACACCTTAGAATTTCTAATGGTATATTCCGGGTACTTCACGCCTGGCGACATCGTATAAGAGCCACCGGGCTTAAAGAAAACAGTCGCCGTACTGATCGCCGGGTTGATCTCCACACGCGAATCAACGATTGAAAGTTTAGTTTCGTAAGTGCCCGTAAACGTTATAGCCGCCGTTGTTGCGTCAGCCGGGACGATATTAGCGATAGGAGTTTTATTTAAACGCAATAAACAATATTGCGCCGCCGGAACTACTAAGGTAGCCCCGGGACCTGTTGTAACGCCTGCCGTAGCTGACACCCCTAAACCGTCCCTAGTCAACGTATACGCCTGGGCAAGGTACCCGGGGACTTCGAGTTTAAAGGTTTTAGATGCGCCACCCATGAAAATAGGGGCTTTACTTCTCAGATATTGGGGGCTGTTGGACTTCCAAGTTTCCCAATTAGCGCCCGCCGCAAAGGTAAGGAGCCCTTGCTCGAAATCGTTCGCGGTTAGCACTACGGCGTCCGCTTCTGTCTGTTCCGCCCCGAACTGTAATTTGCTACCCGCTACGACACTGGACCCTAAAATGTCTACGCTAGGCGTGCCCTCGGTGCTTAGTGCCGTTTCGCCTACATCTACGATCGAATCCCCGCCGATGCGTGCACCAGGGAAACCAAAGTTGCCGCTAAACAGCCAGCAAAGCCCGTCCTGTGATAATGTTTTCTCGTCGTACACGATGCCGCCTATATCGCCAATGTTGACGTAACGGTCACCCACCTGCCACGAACGAAGGGCGCGAACTCGTTTGTTGCTCCCTGCTGTGATAATCTCATACTTTTTTAATCCCATAACGTTATGATTTATAATGTTGCTTCATTTCCGCCTTCTGTTTCTCGTTCTCTTCGTGCCGTTTGGATATAGCCAAAACCGCATCTAGATAGTTCTCGCGCTTCGCTTCTTGTACTGTGCAATTGAAAAGCTCGGCGGTTGCCTGTAACAAAGTAAGTACGTTTTTCGCTATCTTTATTTCGTCCTCTTCGGGCGTGGCGTCCTGTGTTGCGAAAGGGAATAACCTTTGCTCTAGCTTATCCGCCATCTCTATTTGCGTCTTCACGTACTTGCTTGTGCTTAACAGGTGGTAGACGTTATCCGGTGCGTACTCGGCGGGCTGCCCTTCTAAGGGGGTGCACCACTTCGTAACTATCTCGGTTGCTGTCTCGGCTCGGCGGGTCTCGATAACCTGCCACAACGTGACGTGCTCCAATGCCGGGATCCGGTATACTAGTTTACCTTTAAAAGTTACTAAGGGGCTAGCTTGTACGTAGTCCGCCACCGCATTAAGTACTGCCGCTTGGTCGGAAGTAAGCGCCCCTTTGTAACTCGGGTGCAAGTTACAAATAAATTTCAATTGCGCGGCGTTATTACGCCTACAAAGTGCATACCACATGCGGCGGAAAACGTTTTTAATGCGTCCGCGCCACGTCTTTTTGCCTTCCAACAGGACTAAATCTTCGATACTCTTAAACTTCATGCTCTAAAATTTCTACTTGTTCATACTCTAACCACGTTTCGTACCCGTTATCGAATTGCACGACAATGCCGCCCGAAACGTCTATCTCAATAACCGTGCCGGGTTCTCCGTCATCTAGCGATATTACACGGCTGTATAGTTCTATATCTTTCATTCCTTCGCTGCTTTAGGTCTGTATTTCCGTATCAGATAGTCAACGCCGTAGCGGATGGCATCCCATGCGTGGTTGTATGCGTCTATCGGTTCATTGGTAAACGTGTCCGTCATTTCATCCTTGACGAACGTATAGTTGTCGGCTTCATCCAACACGTCTACACTGCGTTTCGTTACATGCAGCTTGAACTGCTTCACCTGGGCGATACCCGCTTTAATAGATCCGCGCCCCTTAACGCACGGGATTGTCTTGCACCCCTGTCTGCGTAGCTCTATGATGCTCTTCTGTTCCGCATTATCGCACACGGTTGTAACGTTCGCTAGTCCGGCGGATTTCAGAGCGTCGGAAATGTCCTTGTTCAACATTCCGGTACTGTATATCTTTTGATCCAAATACAAGTCCCAACCGTGCATCACTATTTCAATTGCGGCGGTCGGATCGTTGGAGAATCCGAAGTCCAGCCCTACTACGCGTTTTGCGTCCTCTCCTTCAAACTTCGGCATCTCGTCTATAACTTCTATCGCCGGATACACTAAACCCTCTAGACCGCCCGTTAAACCCTCTCCATAGACGCGCCACCAATTGGCATCGTTGCGGTTGTTCTCTATGGCGGCTATCTGCGCGCTCGTCAAGTACGGGTTATCCTTGTACGTGCTGTGTATGGTTACGTACTTGTCGCCTATGAAGTCCGTCTCGCCCCAAAATTTTCGCACGGGGTTGAAGTCAATGATAACCTTAAGCGTCGTGCGGACGTCCAACTGCCTAAAGATCTCGCGGGGTAACCGTTGCGCTTCATTGACGAAAAGGATATCACGTGCCGCGCCGTGAACCTTCGCCGCGTTGTCAGCCCCGAAGAATTCGATCATTACACCGGGCTTCACCGTGTACACCGAATCTGTCTTGTTCATGGCGTCTTCATCCCATACCCCCTCGGTTATAAGCATGTTTTTAAAGTCTCGCAGCATACCGCGCTTCACTGCGGGAAAGGTATCCGTTACGCACGATATGAGTAGAGGTTCCTCGCTCTCGCGTGCCGCGAGATACAACAGTTGCAACACGCTCCATGTCTTTGAGGAACGGGTGCCGCCCTTGCTTGCAATACCTCGAACGTTAGTATCTAAGAACGGCTCTATCATCTTGTCAAATACATGCGTACACTTCATTCCGTTTTCTCCTTATCCTTGTGCGTCTGCTTGAACGCCTTTAGCTGATTAACCTTTTCCGTTGTACGGGGGCTTATCACCTCAACGGTCAGACCGCCGGAAATCGCCTTGCCGTCGGAAGTGTAGTCCATGTTGGTTTTGAATCCCCGCAACTTCGCTACGTACGTGCCGTCTACGAGTTGAGCTGCCGCGCCCCTATCCATGTCGTCGGCTATTGAGTTCTTGATTTTCTCGATTACTTCGATGAACGCCGTAGAAGCGTCTAAACCGAACTCTTTAAAATCAGATTCGTGCCGTGCCTTCTCGCGGTCCAGGTAGTTAGACGGCGCGCCAATAAAGCTCGTGAACTCTTCAACAGTCAAAAGGTGCTTGCGCGGTATCTGTATGATCTGCCCGGCGAAGTTTCCCGACTTGATCGCCTCAGTCGCGTAAACCGGATGCTCATCCGCCCAACGTTTGTAATCTTTGAAGGCGTTTAGCAACTCAATAGGATTTTCCCATATTGGGGAACGCCCCCAACGTTTGGCGCATAAGTCGATTATGTCGCCGCGCTCGCTCGCCCGTGGATTAGTGGAACACGCGGGCGCAACACTCTGCGTCTTTCCCTCCTCCACTTTAGCCGCGTTTTCAACGGCTAATTTTAAGCCGTTTTCCCGCCCTTTCTCCTGCAAAAGGTATTCTTCCCTATATTGAACGGGTAAAGTTTCAATTAGAGCCGCTATTTGCCCTCTAATCGCGTCTACCGTCTCAAGGTCTCCCTCTGCCGCCGCCTTATCCTGTGCGGCTCTCAATAATCGTATGTTTTTTCTCGGTGCACCTGCCATATTTTCAACTTTAGTTTCTGCAAATATAGTCGTTTCATTTATCATTACACCGTAAGACGCCTACGATTTGGTGTAATAGAAGTGTAATAGATGTCTTTTTACAACTAACGTTCAATGAATCAGTGAGTTACGGGCAATGTAATAGATGTCGGGGTATTTTCCCTATAACTTATAAATCGTAAAATCACAAATGTGATTCTTATATATTAACATATACGTTAATATACATAAACCTATATTCCTATATATTCATATTATAGTTTCATTATGTTTATCTATTACATCTATTACACTACATATAACATATTGATATTCATAGTAGTTAAGTGTAATTTTGATATGTAATAGATGGTGTAATAGATGTCTCGGCACTATTACACTTTTGCCTGTTTTTGCCACTTTCGGAACGTTCCGCGCCTTCAATTTCTGAGAAGTCCGCCGTACAAAACGGAAAAAGTCGTACACCGATTAAAAACCGATATACGACTAAACCCCCATATTTGTAAAATCTTTTTAAAATCCTTCTTCTAAAATCAGGCCAAACCTAATTTTCCAATCTTGCAAAATTACTCCGCACTTGTATTTTTCCGGTGTTTCGATCCGTTCCCATCGCAAAATTTTTCTATCCCACCCATCCAACGAGTACGTTCCATCGGCATAACAATTCACGCGAAACAGCCTATTTACTAAATATTTATTTACAAATAGCTCCTTTTCGCGCCCCGCAACTATTACCCGTGGTATATCCAAATTATCGAATTTCTGAAAGCGCCTTTTATCCTGTGATATGAACATAAGGTTTTCAATAGTGGGTCGCCCGTTCGGGTTTACCCTTGTATTGCGGTCGTCCCTCGTTGTCCTTATTGTTTCCTTAAATCTGCGGAACACGTTCGCCATTTTATAAGCGTCAACGGCGTGAAATATTCCGTATGATTTGGTATTTCCCAACTGTTTCACGGGTACATTGTTTTCCCTTAAGAATTTTAGAAGGAAAAACGCGCGGACATTTAGGAACGCCGCTAGTTCCTGGACAATGAAAGCATCATCCGGCATTATGTGCGTTTTACCGTCCTTAATGTAATACTCCGGCGAATCCTTCACCGTTTGGCGCTTCGCGGGTTTCTGTCTCTTTGCTACATCCGCCCGGGTTATCTTTGTGCTACTCATAACGTTGCCCACAATATAAGTTTAAAACCCGCGTACGCAATTACGCCGCCCGCACCCCAAATAACTAACAGGAACGCCAGCGCCCGTACAAGGCAACCGTAAAAATCTCCCGTTTCTAAAGGCTTAATCAGCCACTTCTTAAACTGTTTTCTCATTGCTGTAATGCTTTTCTAATTTCACTTAATAATGCGTATAACTCCGTGCGGCTCGCTGTAAGGTACATAGTACTTTCCGGTTTGCTCAACATGAACGTATCGCCCTTCCCTACTTTCTGTATCGTGACGCGCTTCGCCTGTTTATCGGCGTGCGCCTTCTTTATGCGCTCGGTACTTTCTTCCATGCGCCTAACTACTTCTTCCCAATCTGCCATTATATTATTAGTTTTACTAGTTCCATAACAAGGTAGTCCAAACCTAACAGGCGCGTAACGCCCCATCCGATAAGACCGCCCACACATGTAAGAATGTAATCTATGAAGTCCGGTTTGCCGCCCCAAAGTTTATCCTTGAACTCCATCCCGACCGCTAGCCCTACGGTGAACTCCCAACCTAGAACCACTCCGCACGGGATCGCATATACTAAATGCTTCCAACGGTTGGACGCTTTCCACCAATCAAGCGCACGGCGCATCAGTCCTTTGCGCTTCGGATCGGCTTCGGATCGGCTTCGGATCGGCTTCGGATCGGCTTCCGTCCGGGTTACTACTTCAGCTTCTATCATTCCCGTGAACGGAACGAACGCCCTACCCTCTTCGTCCCACATCATTCTGAACCACGGAGATATGGATTCAATCGGTTCGTAATCGTGCGACTTGCTGCCGCCTATTGCACGCTCACCCATATAGGTGTATTTCTTCCCATCCGGTAACATTACTGTGTCACCTACCTTGTAATCTGTTGTTTTCATACACTGTATTTTTTAATCAAGTCTTTTACTGCGGACATTAGCCCGTCCTGTGTGGCTGCCTTCCCATTAAGGGCAGCTATTACTTTCTCGTCTATCGTTCCGCGCGTCACAATGTGATGCACGAAGACCCCGTTGCGTTGTCCCTGTCTCCATAGCCGGGCATTGAACTGTTGGTAAAGTTCCAACGACCATGTAACGCCGAACCATATTATACGGTTGCCCCCCTTCTGCATGTTAAGACCGTGCCCCGCGCTAGCCGGGTGGGTAACTAACACGGGTATCTCTCCGTTGTTCCACCGTCTCACACTATCTACACCGTCGAGGGCTTCCGCCCCGTAGTCCTTGAGGGCGTCCAATATCCGATCTTTCTCATGTTGGAAGTTGTAGGCGACCAACACGGGCGCGCCGTTGGCGGCTTCGATCATTTCCTTTAGCGTCTCTATCTTCTCGTCATGCACTGTGTACACGTTCCGGTATGCATCATAGATCGCCCCGCCCGCGTATTGCATCAACTTGCTAGACAGGGCGGCGGCGCTCACGGCGGTTATCTCGGCATAGTCGAACCCTACACCCCTCAACAGCTCTAGAACTTGCTCGCGCTCGAAGATTTCGTACGCCTTCTTCACCTTCGGTGACAGCTCCACGTAGTTGGTTATGTAGTTAATTTCCGGCATGTCAAGGAAATCGAGTGCTTTCATTGATAGAGTAATGTCGGCTATCTTCTCGCTTAACACGTTCTCCGTAGTGGGAAGCGGCTTGTACTCGTATATAATACCGCCGTTCTGTGCCCCCGGTCGGAAATAGTTGGCACGGTAATCCGTGATCGTCTTCCCCAACCGTACACCCCCGTCGACTAAATACATTTGTGCCCATAGGTCTATAAGCCCGTTCGGCGCGGGCGTTCCTGTCAGACCGACAACCCTGTTACAGCTACGGCGGATAATCTTCGCCGCCTTAAACCGTTTTGATTGGTGGTTCTTGAAAGAACTAAGCTCGTCCAATACTAGCATATCATAAGGGACTTTAGACCCGCCCCACATTTGCAGAAGCCAAACAAGGTTATCACGGCTCACCGTGTAAATGTCTGCGTCAGCACGGGCGGCGGCTTCCCGTTGCTTCGCCGTTCCCTTTATCACCGATACACGCAGCCCGTTAAGGTGCCGCCAATTCTCCACCTCATCGCCCCAGGTCATTTCGGCGACCCTCTTTGGGGCTACTATCAGAACCTTAGACACTTCGAAGAAGTTGATTAGGTCTACTATCGCCGTCAGCGTGCTAACCGTCTTTCCCAAACCCATATCAAGGAACAAGGCACATTCGGGGTGTTCCTTGATATGTTCTACGGCGGTGCGCTGATACGCATGTAAATTGTTACGGTCTAACATCATCCAATTTCTTATAATAAACGCTAGTTCCGTCCTCCCGGAAAGACCCCATACATTTATTAAAGGGGGAAGGACACGGGAATAATACACAATCACGGCACGAAAATGGTAACTTACATTCGCGGCACTCAGCTACTACGCCGTTGTATTGGAAGCGCTCGTATATCGCGTACTCCTTGTTAGGGTCATGTGGGGGATACTCCTTTGCGTTCTCCTTTGTGTTCTCCTTCGCCATGTCCACGAGTCTGAAGCATACGGAAAGCCCGTCGGGGCGTTCATCACCCGCGCAATGTAATGAACAAGGAACATTAAAAAGTTCGTTCATAAAGCAACAATTTTTGCACGCGCAACTATCTTCTACCACTTCTATAACTTTACTGTTTAATTTTATCCGTTCGCCCAACTTGTAGTACTCCCTATAATTATACTTTTTCATAATCCTATCTCCTTCATATAAACATTATTGCAAAACTCGTTCAACGTTAACCGACTAGGGAAACACTTTAAAACCTCTTCGATTACGTCCATCTCATCGGTGAACTCCCCTTTGATCCCTAGCAGCTCCTTAAGGGCTTTAACCTTGTCTGCCTTGAACACCTCCTCCTTGTAAGTCTCTGCCATCGCTTCGGTATCTATGAAGTCGTCCGCGTTCATCCGGTTCAGTTCCCTGCGGGTGTGTTCCCGGCGTATTATCCTATCGGGTACTTCTGATATTAAATACTGTTGCAAGTTCTCCGGCAGCGCGTGTATCGCTTCTCCTATGGTGTACCCTTCGGCGGGCGTTCCGTTCGCCATCTTCGTAACTACATCAACAAATAGTTTGATGCGGTCTACTTTCAGTTTCTTATTAAAATCTACCATTACAGAAATATTATATCGTTATACGGTACGTCCGCCATCCGGCAGTTAATGTTAGTCTCTCCGTTCACATATACTACGTTCGGGTTTAGATACGTCAGACGGTAGCCCCATTCTGCGCCCGTGCGCACAACAAACGATGCATTATTCGGGTCATGCCCGACTAGCCACCCGGTGAACTGCTGTCCGCCACGATTGAATACTACCTCCTCGCCTTTGAAATAATTAAAACATATTATTGGGCTACATACATCTTTGCAGAAAGGTTTTGTCCGGCGGTCTGTCATTGCTAGATTATAAGAACCGTTATACAATATGCTGTTTAATTCATTCATACACATTTTTCTAGTCTCTGATTTGTCCCCCTTAGATATTTTAACGGTAAGGTTTACACCTTCTTTCATGCCTTCCACGCTTACAAGGTTTCCGGCTTTATTTACATATATCTCCATACTTCTATTATTTATTGATTGCTTCTACCATTTTGTTGAGTTCTCCCCTTGACACGTTCCCGTGGAACTGTCCGTGATGGCTACGTATAACCCACACGGCGTTGAACTTGTTATAAAACGCGTCGTTGTCGGTCGGGTTGTTAAGTTTCACTATCTCGCCCTTACTAGGTTTGTACTCTGCTAGACCGGATAACGTTACGGCGGCTTTCTCTGCGTCCCCTAAAGCTATCGTTAACTCATAGCTTGATACGTTGGAACTCAACATTACTAACTGATACGTTACCGCCCCGTCCTTCGTAGACTTTTGGAGCTTGCATGTACCCATGCGGAAAGACTTGATAGTTTCTACTTTCCCTGTTGCGGATGTGATTTGCGCCATCGCGCTAACTGTGATAAACAACACTGCTAAAATACTTACTAACTTTTTCATGATCTTTTGGTTTTTGCGGGCGGTGTTACCCGCCAGGTTTATTAATTCAAATTTAATCTTTTGTTTCTAATACCGTTCAACTCCTCCGCTTTTGCTATGGCGGCGGCTTCTGAAACTTCTAAGGATTCCATACTTTTATCGTATCCATTAATTACGGCGTAATATCCTTTTCTAATTGGCTTAACGTAAAACTCGTTTTTGCTGTGGCTCTTTAAATAAGATTGAACTTTCATAACTGTAATACTTTAATTGGTTATTTCGATGCGTCAAATGTAAGCGTTTTATGTGGAATACCAACTATTTTCGCAAAACTATTAATATTCATTAATGGTCGCAACCAACCGTTTAACCGCTCTTAACTATATCGTCTATCAAACGTATTAGTTCTTCATACTCGTTAACAGTTCCGACAACCAACACGGTAAACCCTAGATCCGATATGCGGCGCATAACTACCTCCTGTATCTTGCGCGGCTTGCATCCGGTTGACTTGAATTCAACGAAGATAACCCGCCCGTGTGGAAGAAGAAACATCCTATCCGGCAACCCGTTAATGAATTGGGATAGCAGCTTTACTGCCATCCCTCCCACGGTCTCGACGTACTTTGACGCGGTACGTTCAAAAGCCTTTTCACTTGTTTCTGTTGCCTTCATTAGGTACATGTAATTTGATTACTCCTTTGTTCGCCACATTGCACGCATCTCGTAACGCTATGTAATTTTTCCGTGAATCTCTTTGCCATCTCTTAGCGTTACTATTACGCTAGTTCCTACGATAAACTTTTTATTCTTCATATCCGTAATACTTTATTTGGTTATCACTGTTATAAACTCACATTTAGCCCAAAGGGAGAAATCATTGCTATTCATATACTCGGCGTTTTTCGCTTCTATGGCTTTAGCTTCGTTCTCTGTTATCTCTATTCCGTTTACATAATAATTTTTCATAACTTCTATACTTTAATTGATTATTTCGATGTGACAAAAATACGGCTTATTTTTGAATTACAAAAGTTTTTTCCGAAAAAGTTTTGCTAAAAGCTGCAAAAGGAAAAATGCAACCGTTTCACAACGCCCGCACTCCATAACTGAAAAACCAAAAAAATATCATTCAATTTTTAAAGATGGTGAGATATTTGTAGTGATGCAAATATAAGCATTTTATTTAATCCCATTCGGTAACACGCCTATAAAACGCCTGTGCCCCGTATAATTTAAACCTTTTTTGCCTTCCGCGCTCCCAACCTTGCAACATCTTCATTGCATTGGATAGCTCGCGGGCACGCATGGAATTAAAATCGGACTTGTCTTTTCCTAGCGCTTCACACCAAATTTGCAGCAAACAAACTTCGTCTTTGCGTTCTGTTCCGATCTCGCCCAAAGATCCGTTTAAAAAGTCCCTGCGTTGTGGTAGCTGCCGTTCTTCGTAGTCAGCCGGAAACAAGGTATCTAAATAGTCCTCTATGATTCCTAACATCGGGGACTTCTCGGTAAATTCGTCCCTGTTTCCGTCCGCTTCGGCTTCCGCGCTTTCCGATAAGACGAGGCTTTCCCCGTTCATGTACATTTCTACGGCTTCCGCCCAAATCATGTCAACGTATTCATCGAATTCCTTTTCGAATATCTTATGCGTGTTCGGGTTCTTCGATACGGTAACGGGAAAGAAACGGCGGTTTCCGGTGGCGTCTTTCAGAAACTCGTTATCATTGGTAGACCCGAAGAACACGCATTGCCGTCTATGGGTTTTAACCCTGCGGGCGTATGCGGCACGGTACGTATCTTCGCGCTTGCTTATGAAGTTCTTCGTGGCTTCCACGTCGCTACGGCGCATGGCAGACAATTCGGCTAGCTCCACGATCCATGAGTACTGAATAGACTCGTACGCCTTGTTACCGGATAGATCAGTTAACGAGTCGTTGAACCAACCTTTTGCTAGCTTCTGTATAAGTGTGGACTTTCCCACGCCTTGACCGGAGTACATTACTAAAGCAGTATCGAATTTAGTACCCGGTTCGAATATACGGGCTACGGCTGCAACTAGCATTTTGCGGGTCGCTTCACGGACATACGCGGAGTCTATTGCCCCCATGAAATCAATTAATAACGTATCCACGCGTGGCACGCCGTCCCATCTTAAACCTCTAAGATATTCCTTAATCGGGTGGAATGCGTTCTCCTTGCTTACTACCTCTAGGGCGTCTATTAGTTTGTCCTTATGGTATATGCTGTGTAATTCTTCGATGCGGGCGCGGATGAGGGACAATGCGCCGTCATCCAATAGATCGCCTTTTTTCAAGTCTTTGGAGAACCACGGAGAACGAAGGTAAACGATAGTATCACGGAAATCGTCATAACCTAGCAAACCGTTAAGAAGCGCATCCGATTTGAACGCGTTAACGAAGTTGCGGGTGGTGGTCATCTTGTTCCCTTTGCTGTCTAGATCCCAAACCATTTCGGCGGCGTCTTCCACTTCATCGGCTTTAACATCGTCCCCGTAATCGTCGAAGTCGGACGCATCCGGCGCGACTAGATCGCGTACGCATTCCTTATCCGCGCAAACTAGTTTGTTCATCTCCTTTGTGCTGTCTTCTTTCGACAAGTGCCCGAACTTGTGCACCCGTACAAGGTCGTACGCGTTGTACATGTGCCCGTCATTGATCGGGTCGGTTGAGTGGAAGGATATGCAAAGTACATCATCAAAAACTATCATACCCGCCGCACTCGTCCCCAACTTGTACGTGTAACGTCCCTCGCCCGCTTCTTCGTATACGTCCGAAAGGTATTTATCAATAACCGCCGGGATCGTATAAGCACGGCAAAACGCGCCTACCAAACCGCCTTTCTCGGTCGGGTTCTGCGCCATCGCCTTATTAGCGATCGCGCGCATTTCCTTGTCGGCGTCCTTGTGGAACGTCCAATTACGGATATCTTTCCATTCTTCGCCGTCGCCGTACATCGCCAACAGGGCGCGCCCGCTTATCGGCTCGCCGCTTAGAACGGTGAACGCCTTTTCCTGGTCGCTTGAAAGGGACTGCCAATACATCATTCGCTCGGGCTGAAATGTGGTAGGATCAAACAAGCCAATTCCTAACCGTTCCGCCATCTTCCGCGCGGCGGCTTCGTATTCGGTCGGGTTCAGATCGGAGTCCAAAGGAACTATTAACCGGAATCTTCTCGACGCGGGGCGGTCTGAACGTGTGCCGTATATTACGGCGGCGGTGTTCGGGAAAATGCTTTCGAACTCCATAGGGAAAAAGTCGTCGCCGTAGTCCACGTCTAGGGTTATCATACTGCGTGATATCACCGCGCTTTTCAAGCGTCTAGCGCCGGACAACTCACCCGCCATGAATCCGCCTACATCCTTAAGTGATGCTTTAGCGGGTCTATCCAAGCGGTCGAACTCCTTGACAGTTTCCCCCGTGATAACGGGCACATTCAGTTTTGAGACGAACTCGCCCCATGTTAACCGAGTACCCTTCCATTTGAGTGAAGCGGAACTCCCGGCGGTTGATATATAATATTTCTTTTCCATGAGATTGCAAATGTATTAATCTTTTTTGTAATAAGGGCTAGTAAATCCCTCTGCTTTTAAAGGGAATCCGAAATCCTTCGCCCAATCGGGCACGAAAGCCATAGCGGAGCATATCTCTTGCAAACTTACTTCCGGCTCTCCAAATGGATCTAGGGGTATCTCATTAACCGTCTCGTCATGGATATGCCCCACGATTTTAACAGCCGGATAAAGCTTGTTAATGTTCTGCATCCCCGATACTAACAAGTCACGGGAAACGGCTTGTGTAATGTTCTCGGTCAGCTTCCCTCCATATGTATCAAGTTCCGCCCATTTTCCCGTAAGATCCTGTCCCATGTACGAAATGACCTCGCGTGGTCTGCCGTTCACCTCTTTAGTCTTTAGATGGCAAAACGGATAGAACAACCGTCTACCGGAAGGTAACAGGATGGCAAGCGAATCGTTTTCCGTAAACCACTCGAACGCGCACACCTTAACGCCGTAACGGATTACGCTAACCGTACGTTTGTTGCGGATACAAAGTTTTGCACTCGTATCTAGAGCATCCCAAAATTCCACGATACGCGGTGATGCGTCGCGCCACTTAAGTATGATATCTTTGTAATGATCGGGATTAATGGCGTTGTCGTAGTCCATAGCCGCCATAGCGCCTACCCAACCCGAATACCCTAGTGCTAGCTCTGTTACTTTTCCCTGTTGGCGGTACGGCGTTCCCTTCCCGCATTTTTCTACGGGCATGTCGAAAGTCATTGATGCAGATACAACGTAAATGTCTTTATTATCTTTAAAAGCCTGCATGCGCCATTCCTCCCGGGCTAGACAAGCTAGTACGCGGGCTTCGATAGCCGAATAGTCCGCCACATGAAAAACAGTGCCCTTAGGGGCTACGAACGCCGTTCTTATAAGTTGGGAAAGTGTATCGGGCACATTGCCCCAAAACATTTCAAAAGCTCCTAGATCCATATTAACGGCGTCCTCGCGGGCTTCGTCCAACATGTGTATATAGTTGCGCGGTAAGTTCTGCATCTGAACCAATCGCCCGGCAAATCGTCCGGTTCTACCCGCCCCATAATAACGGTACAATCCGTGTACCCGTCCGTCCTCGCAAACACATTCCAACATTGCGGAATACTTCGCGTTACTTGTCTTGTTCAAGATCAGACGAGCGCCCAACACTTCGTTAACGTCTTCGCTTCCGCACTCTTCCATTATCGTTTGAATATCCCCTTTCCGAAATGAATCATAGGCGCGCCCCGTGCGTTCTAGGATGAACTCTTTTAACTGTGGCGTAGACTTAAGCGAAGTCAGACCGTAACGGTCGCAAACACGTTTAGAAAGCTCGGCACAAAACTCGTTGTTCAGTCTCTCGGCATTCTTCGCCAGGCGGGTGGAGATCTTTATACCGTTGTCGTTAATGTCCTGGTCTAACTGATATACTTCTATTTCCGACTGCGGGAACTTAACGTATTTAAGGCGGTTATATGCTTCACGTTCTGAAAGTACATCATACTTTAAATAGTCTTTGAACTCTTCCCATTTATCCGGGTAGTCCGCCGGACTGTTGTACGTTCCGTCTTTTTGCGGGACACAAAAGAACTTAATCAGCGCTAGCCCTGTGCCCTTCTTCCCTTCTTCTAGCTTCAGCGCGGCGGATAGCCCTTTCAGTGATTCGGGGAAGCCTGCATATAAAGCTAGTGATGCGGTGCAAAAGAATCGGCGCGCCGGAATATCAACTCCGTACGCTTTCAGGCAAAGACGCTCAAAGTTGGCGTTGTGCGCTACTATGGTGTATTGCTCGTCCGTTATCAACGATAGGAACACTTTCCATTTGCTGAACTCGTCTTTATCCCCGCTAACAAGGTCTATTAGTATTACATCTCCATCACCTACCGCGTAACCGACTAACAGGATATAAAAAGAAGAAGCCCGCGTATATCGGTACGCCCCGCCCTTCTTTATATCCTCACCGGATCGCGTTTCAAAATCTATAAAAATCGATTTCATATTTTCAGTTTTTAAAAGTAAAGCCGCCCCCGCTTCTACTCGGGTGCGGCTTGTTCACATTTGCTTAAAAATCAGATTGGTTAATAATTAATTTAATTGTTAGTACTATGGTAATTTAATCGAAATCTTTCAATAGGTCGTTTTGGTCTCCGTAATCTTCGAAGTCGTCCGCGCTCGCCCCGCCGTCTAATCTATCGTCGTCCGTAACTTTTTGCAAACCATTAAGCCCTACGGCTATGCCCGCCATTTTAGCGCTAGAGTAATAACCGAAAACGGATAACGAAGCTACGCCCCAACAACCGGAATACATTTCCTCCTTCGTTTCAATCGGTTTTTTGTGGCGGTCTATTACGATAGGTTTTCCTAGACGTTCCAAACGGTTGGCATTAAGATAATACATACCCTCGTATCCGGCTTTATCTGATTTGTCTCCGTCCTGCAAGGGGTTGCTCCATACTTCCGGCTTCGTTCCCTTGAGTTTCGGGTGTGACGTGATGAACTCCTTAGTTTCGGCTTCGATCGTTTCGCGAATCTTCTGCAATTGCTCGGTATCCGTTTTAGGGATCAGTACGACAACGCTGTATTTGAACTCTCCCACACCCTGGAACTGTTGCGGCTCGAAAACACGCACGTACGAAAATCTCACATTCTTTAAAATTAGTTTCTTTCCCATAACTGTAAATTTTTAAATTGATTTTTAAATTGATTTTTAATCAGTATATAAAATCTACCGAATAAAGCTGATAGCCTTCATTTTCTGATAAAACAGAGCTTACCGCCTTTTTCTTTGATGTGTTATTTACAAACATCTCCTTATCGGCTGTAATTCTATTATTAACTGCTTTCACGATTCTAACTCTGTATAACTTTTTCATATCCTATATACTTTAATTGGTTATTGTGTAGGCAAAGATACGGATTATTATTGAACTACCAAACATTTTCGGAATTATCTTTAAAATATTATTCTACATCGAAATCACTAAGCGCGCTAAACTCTTTCCCCTTCGCCGATTCCGGTACTAGTTTAGGCAGTCCGGTGCTAGTAGTGATGAATTGCCCCAACGTATCGGCAAACTTCCGTTTTCCTATCATCTTCTCAAGCTCCGTTAAGCTCTTTAACTCGGAAGGCTTTAAAATTTCTTCCGGCTTGTACATTAGCGAATACAGCTCGGTTTTTACGGCTTCCGTATCGGTGAACTTTCGGGTAGTTCTGCCCTCTATAAGCTTGTAACCTTCCCATTTTTTACCCGCCAACGCTTTATCATACACGTAACGGTTCAACGCCTCTAACCAGGACTTGTATTCGTCTATCTTGCCGATCATTCCGGTTATCTCGGCATCCGTCATAAGTTTGGGATCATTGTAAACCTCAAAGTCTGATGTTATGCTTTCGTATTGCTTCCGGCATATAGCCCGTGCGGGGCAAAACCTACACCAATCGCCGCAATTAAGTTCGCCTTTTCCGGCGAACGCCGTTTTAGCCTTTTCCATAACTTCACCTTTGCCCCAATCGAGTAAATCGTTTATTGGCATCTCTACGCTATCGTAGTGTGCTAGACGGCATTGCCCTATTGTCATTTTAACGGTCTTGATTTTCTTTTGGGATTCGGGTGTAAGTGACTCGTAACAGCCTAGCGCGTACAACATCATTTGAGGGTTGCCATTTGCGTAAACCTTAACGCCCTCGCCGTACTTCAAGTCAATAATGTGGATCTCCGTAGGCGATATCAGTTGAACGTCTACGCTCCCGAAACATTCCGGCGCATATTTGGATATATCAACCTTCGACTCTAACAGCATACCCGCGTGCGATCCTGCTTTCTGCATCTCGTAGTGCTCCGATATTACGAAGTCTACGTACTCGGACACATACCGTACCATTTCCCGGCTAAAATATTTGTTACTCTCCGTGCCTTCTGCTATCGGAAGCTCATCCAATATATCGTATTTCCCGTCAAGGTATTGGCTTAACGCGTATTCCGCCATCTCATGGGCAAAAGTCCCTTCTTCGGCGTATGCGCTACCCTTGCTGCCTAGTTCTTCCGCTAGCCGCGCGGATGGCGGGCAATTAAGCCACATCTTTGCGCTGCTAGGTGAAAGAATAGCGTGTGAACGTTCACCGTGATTATTCATTGAGACCGGATTTAATGTGTTCCATGAATGTATCAAACATTTCGGGCTTCTTTTCAAGGGTCGGGAAATTAGGGCATCCCACCTTTGCAAATGCCTCATGTATGAGATCTTTTCTCTGCTTGTTAAGTGCCTGCATCGCCAGGTCTCTACAATCTTTAATAGTTAGCGGTGTTTGTTCCGGCGCTGCGGCTTCTTTAGCTGCGGCTTCTTTAGCTGCTGCTTCTTTAGCTGCTGCTTCTTTAGCTGCTGCTTCTTTAGCTGCTGCTTCTTTAGCTGCTGCTTCTTTAG